AAAGATCTGTCAGTTAAGCATGAAACTCTTATTAAGAGAAACGACCCTTCTTGGGCACCCAGAGTCATTTACGCTGGGACTGATGTCTTCAATGCTGTCACTGGCCCCGCGGCCATGGTGGCCATGGAGCGTTTCAATTCCATGATGGCTTTGGGTCCCATAGAAGGGGTCGAAACAATGACTGCTTACAAGCAAACAGATGTCACTCTCGCTTCTTTCGTTAGTTCCGACGCTAGCCTGCCGCACATAGTTGAAGGAGATTACTCCTCCAACGACAAAGAACAGCGCGGCCGCGTCATGCTTCTTTTCAATCGCTTTTTGATGCAGGCCAAGATGCCTACGTGGCTTATGGCTCTGCTCAAAGGTATCAACAAGTTCAAAGTGCGTTCAAGACACTTTGGCCTTTCTGCAACACTTGAAAATCAATTACCCACCGGCACAACTTTCACCACCGTCCGGAATTCGTACTACAACTGGGTTATGTTCACGACGGCCATGAAGGCACAAAAGGTCAGCGCTCGCGCGTTGATACTTGGTGACGACCTTTTGGCGTCTGTCAGCAAACCAGTTGATTTGCGTTCTTGGGTGGAACATGTCGGTCGCTTCAAGATGAAGCTTAAGGCCAAAGCCCCTTTGTTTTGGGGCGACGCCACTTTTCTTTCCCGCCGCCTCATCTGTGACAGAGAGCATCCTTGCATGGTGCCTCTTATTGGTAAGGCGGTGTGTCGCTTTAATGCGCGCGCACTCTACACTGAAGACAAGACTCATTCTCAATATATGTCTGGCAAATCGTTGTCTTACGCTTATGAATTTAGGCATGTCCCTTTTCTTAGGGATTTCTTCTTACAACGCCATGTTATGGAAGATTCGAGCAGGTTGTCTTTGGACGACCTTACTTGGCATGCCAAAGTTTCTGGCATAGATTTGTCAAACATAGTCAAGACTATAAAGAGTGAGACCGTTGTCCTCAGTGATGAAGAGTTCAGGGATTGGGCCATGGAAGTTTACGATCTAGGCCTCGTTGATCTCGAAGAAGTTCTTGAAATGGTAATTCTTTCCGATGAACCCACACTTGTTGAGCACCCGTCAGTGTCTTTTCTCGCAAGAGATTGGGCCTAAGGCGCTCTAACTATTGGTGCTGCAGGGATGTGAATTCCCAACCG